TGAATGAAATGTGATCAGATATGTGTGATTGCATCAATGCATACACCTGCGGGTTGATTTGAACCATACGTGATGCCATAAATGCCATGTGTGCAGCAATATGTGCGTCATGATCTTGAAATTCAAACGCTGTAAGCAGTTGCATTTGCAATGCACGTGCATTTTCTTTCGCAGGATCAAGTGGTTCTGGTTGTTTTGGTGCAGGTTTTAGTAATCCTTCAATTTGTTTTGTACCTAACGCTTCATAAACACGTCTGTAAGCCTCATGAATGTTGTGAAGTTGTGGATTTGACTGTGCAATTTGTAATTGTGTCTGTGCTAACGTCACTCTTTGTGCCATTGACATAATATTTGGGTCTGCAACAGGTAAAATATCGACTCTTTCATCAAAATCTGACTGTTTAATTTGTCTTGGGCCACCATAAACATCATATGGATATTCAGGTGGTAGAGATTCTTGGCAAATTTTTGCTAAAATTTTAAATTCCAATCTCATTGCGTAGTAACAACGCTTGTGCACACCACTCATTACACGTGAACCACGTTCCATCAATGCAATTGTAGTTCCAACTGCTCTGTTTTGTGTATCGTTACCAACTCCACTATCTGTTATAGCTGCAAATTTTTGTCCTGCTTGGACAACAAAGCCTAATAAATTAAATAATGTTGTTGATGGTTCTGTAAAAGGTAAATTAAAAAACTGATCTCGTATATTTCCACCAGGTGCATCTACATCTCTAAACTCTCCTGGTTGAATTGGTTGATCATCATCTCTTACTCTTATACCTCTTGACTTAAATCCTGCTGGTAAATTTTTTAAAGTTCCTGCATCAATCAATTGTCTTAGTGATTGTGTTGCAGCTCTACTTAAACCACCAATCATATGTGTTAAACCAAAACCATAAAAGCCAAGTCCTGGTAAAAATTTGTAATGTACAAAATATTCTATTCTTGCATATGAAATATCATCTGGTTTGTAATTTCTATAGATAGATAATATCTCACCTGACCCTTCATCAATTGTAACAAGGTAAGGTATCTTTACTTTTTTTGCTTTGTCATCAAAATCCTCGTAGTCATCTAAATTTAAATCTACGTGCATTTCTAAAATTGTATGTAAATGATCTGACTCAGTTCTCTTTACACCCTGTAATTCATTTACCTTTTGTTGGACTTGATCTACTTCTTCTCTTGGTGAGGATAGTTCGATGTCCCTGTAAAATCCTGCTGCCATTTTTTTGTTAACATCATTCTCTGTCATCTTAATGACATGAGTAATTCTCTCACAGTCTTTTAAATCTGATGCGTAGTATGGTACGACTAGATCTTCTGCAGGAATAAATTTAGCGCAAGGTCTTCCTACTAATGCATCGTAATATATTTTTTTAAATGTGCTACCGGACAATGGTAAATAGAATAACATCTGATCCATATCAGTTGTGTACTCTTCCATCTCTTCCATTAATAGGAAGTTCATGTATTCTTTAACACGATCTGCTTGTGCTTCTATCTGTGGTGTCTGTAATCCAACTACTTGAGTTCTTACAGGACCATCTGATGGTATTAATTCTTTGTAAGCTTGTGCTTGAAACTGTGTAACTGACTCTGCAAGTAATGGGTGTGTCACTCCACTTGCACCTTTAAATGGTTTTGTAACTTCATGATATTTAGTACCAAGTAATTCTAAACCCTTGATGTATGCTTCTTCCCATTCTTTTCTTGAATTTTTATCTTTCTTATATTCAGCAATAAGATCACTTGCCATGGTGCCAAGTGTTCTCTCATCCATCGCCTCTGCTAGATTTGCATTAAAATCATCTTCGGGTCTTTCTTCAACCTCCTCTTCGCCTTCAACAGTTACGTCTACAGGTAAGCCATCAGGTTGCTCTTGAATCTCCTCAGTGAGTCTTGCTTCTTCTTCTATGATTTCGTTATTTTTCTCTACGGCCATTTCTAATTGTACCTTATTGGTTTAAACATATCTACTACAAGTCCGCCTCTAGCTTTGTAAGTTTTTTGCGTACTTCTCATAAGCGGGTTGACTTTAATCGCAAACGCATCAAAATACAACCTCGGATCTCCGTCTGGAATAAGCTTAAAACCTTTAGTTGGGTTAGCTAATGCCTCTTCGTGGTATTCACTTGTAATTTCTTTGCCCTTAAATTTACTCTGATCTGGATATTTAAATTTATCTTTAGATACTTTTTTGTACGGTAGTTTAGGATCTGATAGGTTTATTTTCTGTGGCCCTGCTTGTGTATTGTAGAATCGTGCTGCTCTTTTCATAAGATCTGGCATTACTGCTTTACCTTTTCCGTCAATACCCTTACCTGTTGCATAACCATAAAATCTTTCGTTACCTGCTTTGTAGCCTTGTCTAAAACTTAATTTGTTAAACGGGGCAACGGCTACGTAATCAACACCTTCTCTTGCTGCTTTCTGCATCAAGTATTTAAGTGCATGGTCTCCGTATGCATCTGCTTCAACAAGTGGAAAGTAATCATACTTTGCTCCACCACCAGATTGGAATATATTATTCATCTTTGTTTGTATTTCTTTTGCTTCTTTTGCTAGAGCATTTGCTTTGTTAGCTTGTCCTTTTGAAATAGCATCTGTTATTTCATTCATAAGTTTTGTTCTGTTCTGTGCTAATAAATTAATTTCTATGTCCGCTTGAAAGGGATTTATCCTGTTTTCTCCAGATAGTTGTTGCATCTTTGATAAAGACTTTGCAACCTTTTGATTTACATCAGATTGTATTTCATTAATCATGAATACCTTTTTACCTTCAGGTGTAAATCTAGTATCGAACCTTACGTGATAGATTTGGTTTTTAGCTCCTGTATCAGAGAAGTGTCCAGGAGTTGTCATTGGACTTCTATTAGATTTTATTGGCTCATCTAAATAGAAGATAGTTTCTTTGTAGTCTTTACCGCCCTGTAATGTGTAACTAGTTTCTTTGCTATATTGAGTCTTGTTTGATTTGAGTGGTGCAACTGCAGCATTCAATTCTGCTTCAGCTTTATTTAAAAAAGTCTTTTGCTGTTGATCAATGACTGGTCTTGCTTTAATTCTTTTTAACGATTCTCTTAGGCTTTCAAAAGCACCTCTTGCGTAATCACCTTCCTTTAAAGCTTTTAAATCATATATAGAATCTGTGACTCCTCGCACAATATCATCATCATTTCTATACTTTACTTTCAAAGCTGTAAGACGGCTCTCTAAATTTTTTAAAGATGTATCAAAAACTTCTTGCGCACCTTTTGGTACACCAAGCTCTAAAGGTTTTAATCTATTAACAGGATTTAATTTTATCATTGCACCAAGTTGATTTGCATCTAATTTTAAACCAAACTTTTTGGCTGCGTATAATAATCCACCTGTAAGATCTCCTGCTTCATTAAACAATGCAAGGTTTGTATCAAACAATTCTTCTTTAGAAATATTTACATCCTTACCTTGGAAGGGTCCTGCATCATACTTAAACCTTTTCTCTGCTCTTTCTATTTTAGTTGCAGGTTTGCCAAATACTTTGAAGTTTACTTTTCTGGTAGATGTTAAATGATCTAGCCACTCATCAGCAGAGTACATGCCTCTACCTTTTTTCATAACCCAATCATATGTTGAAGAACCAAACGCTGGAGCAATGTCATCGCCCATCTGTAATGGTTTTGTTTTTTTAAGAACAACAGGAGGATTCTTAAGTTCCTGTTTCGCTAGTTCCTGTCCGGTGTCCTGTGCTGCTTTTCCTTCGTAGGTTAAAAGCTTTTGTGATTTTCCGGTAGTCGGTGTCGGGTCTGGTTTCTTACCTAATACCTTACGGCCGATCCCTAGTAAGATATTCTTTAGGGACATAGTCCCTCCTAGTATGTTTTAGTCGGAAAGTATTTTCCTATTTTTGTTTTCACGGTTACCGAACCACCTGATGTATAACCACCCATAGGTTTTTGCATCATGCCACCACCCATTTTTTTATTTTCTTTTTTCTCTTTCATTTTCTTTTTAAGAGCCTGACCAATGGCTACTGCTCCTGCAACAGGAAGTAAAAGTCTTTTACCAAGTTTTACTGACTTAGCTGCTTTCATAAATTTATTTCTACCAGCACCAGTTTTTTTATTTATATCACCTTTTTGTTGTGCTTTCATTTTTGCATCAAAAGATGTGTCTCCATCTGATTTAATAGGACCACCTCTTTTTCTACCAAGCATTTCTTTTTGTTTTTTTGCAATCATAGCTGAAGCTCCAATTCCTGGAATAGCCATGGCTTTGCCTTTTTTCTTTAAAGCTTTTGCACCCATGATCCCCATAGTAGCCAAACCTAAAACCGCTTTAACGGGTTTTACTTTTCCTGGTTTCATCTTTTCATCTTGTAAACCTTGACCTCTGCCTTTTGCTTTTTCTCTTTTTAAGATTAAAAAATCTTGTGCATCAATTCTGTCATTATTGTTTTTGTCTAACTTTTTTTGTTTGCCTTTAAGTTCCATAGGTTCTCCTAATAATATTTATAATCCTTTTCTATTTTAAAGTTCGGTTCGTCCCAATCATCTGAATATGTTTGTACAAATCCGCCTTGTCGATATCTTAACACAGCTTGGGTCATAGAATCAACATAGTCATCATATTGTCCATTAGGGAAGGCTGCACATTCCTCAATAACCTCCTGTGCCCAGTGTTCGTCAGTAGGTGCCCAAACCATACCAGACTCAAATACAGGTGCACAGCTGTTTATTCGCGTATGCTTGTCCCTGCCTCTTGCTGGTACATAGTCAATAACAGGTATCCCTGCTCGTCTAAGCTCGTGTATAAGTGGTGTACCAGTAGCCTTAGCCTCAATAATAACAGTCTCAGGTTCCCAATAATGATACTGATCTATTGCTAAATTTTTTAAATCTGGAAAATCATATCTGCCCTTTTGTGCATCTAATAATATTATACATTTTTCATAACCTTCAAAAGGTTCAAAGATTCCCCATGTTGTGATCGCAGAATAATCTGCAGTTTCTTTTTTAGAAAATGCAGTATCATAAGATTGTATGACATGAAGTAATTTAGGTAGTGTTTCTGGTTCCCAGTTCTTCCACCAATCTCTTTTGATAATGGCACCCTCTTCTGAAGTTGGGTCCTGCATATACTGAGCATTCCAGTTCTTGGTTGAGATTGAAGCTTTGACAGATTCTAAATCTTCTTTGCTCCAGTATTCTGGCCACACAGGTTCATCGTTAGGAAGTATTGCAGGAAATTCTATTACTTGCCACTTGTCCGCTTTTGGTTCTGATTGTGCCTTGATGAGCCTTCCTGTTAAATCATCGGTAGCCCATCTTGTCATTACCACACAGATTCTACCTCCTGGTTGCAAACGCTGTCTGGGTCCTGAATTATACCATTCGTATGCTCTGTCCATGGCAGAATCTGACATTGAGTCTTGTTCTGTATGTGGGTCATCAATAATTAATAAATCAGCACCACGACCTGTAATGGAACCACCAACACCAGCTGCAAAATATTCTCCTCCTTGATCGTGACTGGGAAAC